GATTGGGGTCATCCAGGCCGAGAACGACAAAGGTGACCTCGCCGAAGCATTCCGCGGGGTGGTGCATAAGAGATTCAGTCTCGATCAGATGAACCAGCTCCAGAAGAACTTGGAGTTCCGCACCGAGACCATCCGCACCGGGGAACAATTCTTAGCCTACGCCCGCCGGTTCATTCACAAGTCAAAGCTGGATCTCATAGTGGCCGATCCATTGTTCTCCTACTTCGGCGGAGACCTCAGCGATCAGTCCGAGGTCAGCGTATTCCTTCGCAACAAGCTCCAGCCCATCCTCCACGAGACCAAGGTCGCATGGATCTGGATGCACCATGTCTCCAAGCCTCAGCGCAAGGAGAACGGAGAACCACTCACCACTATGGAACTCGCCCACTCAGGCTTCGGCTCCTCCGAACTCGCCAACTGGGCGCGGGAGATAGCGGTTCTCCATGAAGTAGGCCAATTCAAGCCTAGAAGGTTTCAGCTCGCCTTCTGCAAGCGGGGAGGGAGGATTGGACTCCCGTCTCCCATTCTCAATCTTCAACACTCAGCCACCGGCATCCAGTGGGAAGAGTCCAACCCCCTAGCGTTCACGGGAGCGGAGCTGAAGAAGGAGAAGCCTTATCGCCCTCAGCCAAGGCGTCGCGCATAGCCTTAAACCATTCATCATCCTCAATCGTTTCACGGGCCTTCTGCATAGCCTTGCGGCATTCGGAGGCCCTTTTCTCTGCCTCCATGACCTCGGGATCAATGGCGGGTTCAGGCTCTGGCTCAGGCTCCTCATCCCCACCGCGCTTGCTCGAACGCTTCCTTTCGAGTTGGCCAATGAGTCGTTCATGCTTCTTCACCGAGGTCTTCAGATACGCAACATCACGCTTCAGGTCATTGACCATCCTCAAGAGCAACGACACCCGATCCTCATCCTCCGGCGGAACCCAGTCACAACCACGCCACTGCCTATGAACCATGTCATAAACTATGACCTGGGACTTCTTGTTCCTCATGGAATTGAAAGCCCGGATCGCCCGACCCAACTCACAGGCAAGATTCTTTCGGATGTAGGCCAGTACCTCGGACTTGTCCGGGTCGGCATCGTGGCGTTGCGGGGGCATCAGTCGGAACATCGACCGAAGCGTGGAACCATTGTCGAGATAACTCATAGCAAGAACAGAATGCATCGTGTAGGCTTCCGCGTCAATGTAAAGGAATGTTGATTTTGCATCCCACCCCACAAAGTTAGCATCCCCCCTGCTACTCTCCCTTAGAGGGAGACTTACACTCCCTCTAATAAGGGAGTTAAAAACCGCAAACGCCGCGACGCTCTGGGGGACTGACGCCCCCCGCTGCGGCTGCGGTTTTTCAATAACCCTCCACTGATTGCGAAGTATCGGGTTGGATGGAGGATGGAGGATGTGGATTGCTGGAGCGGGAAGGGCCCTAGGATCGCGTTTGATTGCTGGATGGTGTGTGGGGAGCGGAATGGGTGGTATCGTCGCTTAGAACAGGACTGCTTGGGTTGGCCTACTCGACCGCACCATGATTCCGGATTTCCCGATTTCCGATTCTGGATTTCCGAATTCCGAATTCCGTATGGCGTATGGAGAATCCGGAATACCGCACCATGAGACCGCATGATCCCGAAACAGATTTCGGGATGATACCGGAGAGGTCGCAGGGGATGTAACGGGGTGGGACATGGGATGTCTTACCTTGGAGTGCTATGCAAATAACCTGGCGAATGAGGGGACCATCGAAGGAAGGGATGGCCCACTAAGGAAGGGGAAAGCGGGCGGGGCGATGGACACTATCGGGGCAAAGAAAAACCCCGCAGGGGTGAACCTACGGGGCTTGACGATTGGCTTGGATTAGTTACCGGCGAGAGCCGATAGAATGAGAAGGAGGGTGAAAAGTAGACACAAGGCGAGGTAGCCTAGGACTCGAAGTAGGGGCTTCATGGGTTCAAAAGGACTGGATGACCACTCCGCCGTTGAATTCCACGACTTGCGTGTGATCACGGAGCCAATCGAGGGCCTCATGGTCGCAGTCGGTATCGTCCCCGCAGACTTCATCGAAACCGTATTCCTTAGCAGCCGCAAGCGCGGAAGTGTATTCGACCCACTCACAGCAAATCCCGACGGGATCAAGTTCCAACTCCACTCCGCAGTCTTCCTCGTAAGATTCAAGGTAATCGAAGAGAGCGAAAAGAGCGGGGCGGCTGAATTGGGTTTCCCTCCCGCATAGGCGGAAGGATTCGACGAACTGGTAACTGGTAACTGTGGTTTTCATGTTGTTGAATCGGGCATCGATTGCCCGCCAGATGCCACGCGGTTTCCCACATGACACCGGACGGGGAATCAGTGCGCGTCAATTGCCCTACCCTGACGGGCTAAGTCGAAACAATCGAACCGCTTGAACATGTCCGCGAACCGTTCCCATTGCCATTCGGACGGAGGACGGACCGGCTCAAGTTCCCCGGACTCGGAAACCACGCACAGAACCGGAGTCACGCGGATAGATGATATGAGGACTTGGGATTCGACGTTGAACGCAAAATCCGGACACCAGTGGCCGAGTGGCCCGCCAATGGTTCCCATAGTTTGAGTTGTCTCGAATCCCGCACCGATCGAATCGAGAAACTTGAAAGCGGTTTCCCGATCGAAAAGTCCGGACATTTGAACGTCCGAGATACATGCCCAAAAAGCTTCACGCGGGAACTTTTCCTGTAGCTTGCGGCAGATTTGAAAGCGGGTTTCCCCGCGCACATCGTCCAAGCGGTTCAAGATTTCACGAGGGATTGAACCTTCCTTTGCAAGGTAACTGTATTCCGAGTCAAAAGGTTCCGATGGTTCGACCGGAAGTCCCGGCCAAGCTTTCAGGACATCCGGCAAGGTAGTCTCGCAGGGATGCCACTCGCACAAGTCCGGATGCTCTCCAGAGAAGCTGGCGACGATTGAGAAGCCGAGGCGGTATTTCAATTTACACCTCCCATCAAAGCTTCGGCGAGGAGCCAAAGGATCGGGAGGAGGAGAGCGTTCAACGCAAGGAAGGCGAGGAACGCACGGAGTTTGGATGATTTCTTCATGTTTGGAATGGCCTCAGTCTTTGAGGCGCGGGGAGAGAATGCGATGGGAGACGATCCTTTGCAACGGAAAACGACAGAAAAGGGAAAAATAATTCTCAGGCATACTTTGTGTCGCAAAGTGAACCCATGGAAATCGCCCAGGTGAAGGAAGGAAAAACGGGAAAGGGGGGGAAAGGGGGGAAGATAGGGAGACCCGAAAAGTCCGTTTCTTCCGAACAGAAAAAAATAGCCTTACGTGCTGCGTATCTCGGAATGCCCGAGGATCGCGTGGCTGTGCTGTGTGGGTTCTCGTGTGGGAACCCTGCGGGCTGGGGCGCTTACTTGTCCCGCCATCCAGACTTCAAGATGGAATTGGAGTCTGCCCGTGTGACCGGAGAAGTAGAGATGCAAGGAAGGGTTCTAGATGCAGGCAACGGCTGGCAGGGTTCCGCATGGTTGCTTGAACGTACCCGCGGATATGTTGCTAGGGCTTCACTAGAACATACTGGGAAAGGCGGAAAGGAATTATCAATTAGCGGTAATCTGCTTGGTGCATTCGGAGGGCAATCCAAATAGGATAGCGTATACGAATAAGCGGCTGTAGTAATAGGACCACGGGGGAGGGGGACCACCCAGGTGGGGGGTGGTTGTTACCTTATACCCCCTCCCCCTCCCACAACCAATTTTATGGCAGTCAAGCAAATTAAGAAAAAGAAATCCTCTTCACTCGGCATGGGTTCGCATATCCCTGCTTGGAAGCAGCGTAAGCTATTGGAGGAGGCTCAGCAGTTGCAGAACTTCCCTAAGATGATGCTTGGCCTGCGTGATACCTATGCGTGGCAGGAGAAGGTGTTGGGAGCTTTGAATGAGAAGCACTCGAAGGTAGCTTTGAAAGCGGCGAATGGTTCTGGCAAGACGAGTATGGTGGCCGCGAGTGCTGTGATCTGGCACATGCTCCGCTGGCCGGGGAGTTTGGTGGTTTGCACCGCTGGTGTATATCGACAGGTGGCCGACGCTCTGTGGCCCCATCTGCGAAAGATGATCAATGGGTTGGGGGGAGAGGAGAATGGTTTCTCGATCAAGGATGGCGAGATCCGCTATGTATATCCGAAGAGGGGGGTGGATGGTCAGGAGTTGGTGAGCCGGTGTATCGGGTTCTCGGCGAGCAATCCTGAGAAGGCGGAGGGATGGCATGTACAGGGTCCGAGTGGGGATTTGATGTATATTGTGGACGAGGCGAAGGCGGTGCCGGACGGGATCTTCCAGTCGATGGAGCGGTGCCAGCCTACGCGGACGTTGCTAATGAGCAGTCCTGGTGGTAGCTCCGGGTATTTCTACGATGTATTCAGGCGGAATGATGGTAAGTGGCAGACCTTTACCGTTACCGCGTTTGATTGCCCGCATATTCGGAAGGAGTGGATCGATGATCAGTTCGCGAGGTGGGGCGAGGGCCATCCGCTGGTTCGGTCGATGATTTATGCGGAGTTCATGGAGGATGACGGGAGCCTCACGGCGGTCAAAACCTCTGACTGGCAGAAGGTTGTTTCTGGCCCACCCAAGGAGGAACTGGACGGGCACAGGTTGACGGCGGGTTGTGATTTCAGCGCGGGCGGGGATGAGAGCGTGATGGTGGTGCGTCAGGGTAACACGGTGAAGGGTCTGGTCCGCTGGAGGGATAAGGACACGATGGCCAGCGTGGGTAGGTTCATATCGGAGTTCAGGAAGTGGAAGCTGAAGGCTGAGGATATTTATGCGGATGTGGGTGGAATGGGTGTGGTGATGTGTGATGCGCTGAGGGCGGAGGGTTGGGATGTGCGGCGGGTGAACTTTGGTGAGCGGGCCATCCGGGATGATCAGTTCGTGAATCGTGCGGCGGAGATGTGGATTGAGTTCGGGCGGATGGTGGAGGAGGGTAAGGTGAATCTGGGACCGGTGGGGACGGATGAGGTGCTGTTGCAGCAGTTCGTGAGCCGGAAGGTGAGGACTAATGGGAAGGGGAAGCTGACGCTGGAGGGTAAGGATGAGCTGCGGGCGCGTGGGGTGAATAGTCCTGATCGGGCGGATGCGGTGGTACTGGCTTTCTGTGGTGGTGGCGGGAAGCGGATGGATGAGTATTTGAGGGCGGTGGGGGATGATGGACGGAGTTTGATGGAGAGGTTGGAGGATGAGATTGGCCCACTAGAGCATAGCGAAAAAGGGGTTGCGCTTGCTGGATGTGATGTTGGGGGATAACAAAGGGGCAGCATTTTATGATGAACGACAAACAGCGGAACGCGTTGCAGGGCCAGATTGTTGAGGCTGTGAGCCAACGCAGTCCGTGGGAGCTGAGGCAGACGAGGTGGTATGAGTTACGCCACAATGGGTTGCGCCGTGTGAATAAGCCCTGGCCGAAGGCGGCGGATCTGCATTGGCCGCTCATTGATACGGCGATTGAGAAGCTCAAGCCATTGTTCCTCCAGCAAGCTCTGGGTATGGATGTGGTGGCCAGCTTTGTTCCGATGCGCCAGCAGTTGAATGCGTATACGAAGGTGGCCGAGGATTGGTTCAATTATAAGATCCGGGAGAAGACCAACTTCATTGATGAGGTATTGAGCTGGGTGGATTACACGCTGATGAGCGGGCGTGGGGTGATGAAGTGCTTCTGGAATCCGGGTGATAAGCGGGTGGGATTCGAGGCGATTGATCCGATGTATTTCGTGGTCCCGTCGTACACGGTGGATTTGCAGGATGCGGACTGGGCGGTGCATGTGATGCCGATGAGTGTTCCAGCTTACAAGCGGGTGGCGGCTCAGCTTGGATGGAAGAGTGATGCGAAGACGATTGAGAAGATTCGTGGGAACCCGCAGCAGGATGATAACATTCCGGGGGCGGCAACCGAGGATGATGCGAAGCAGTTGCGCGAGGGTATTACTTACACCACGAACACGGATGGCGTGATTGTTTGGGAGGTTTATAGGAAGCGGGATGACGGGGTGTGGGAGGTTTATACTTACAGCCCTGCGGCGGTGGATCTTGATCTGCGGGACCCGATGGAGTTGCCGTATGAGCATAACCAGTTGCCGTTCGTGGACTTCCCGTATGAGATCAAGGACAAGGGCTGGTTCAGTCCAAGAGGCGTGTGCGAGATTCTGGCGGCGTTCGAACTGAGCATGACCGCGATGTGGAATCATAAGCATGACGCGATGACGCTGTACAACCGCCCGCTGT